TGGGGCCACAGTCAATGTCCATCCACAGAGCACGGAAGTATTTGGCATTCTCATGGGTGCGGTTGTTTAACGAGCCGTACTTGGCGCAACCGAAGTATGCGTCAATCCTACGTTGAACAAATCGCTGCGCTAACTCTTCAACCTCTTCTTTAGTATCTACAAAATGCTGGTCAGGATACCTACCAATCCCCATCACACAGTAGCGCCCTTCCGGTGGCAGTACTGTATCCAGTAGATCGAAGGTTGACATGTTTTACTTTATTTGATGGTGAGCTTTGGTGTTGGTGATGTAGTCGCTGATTGCTTGCGCATAACTCGGATGCGGTTCTCGGTCGCCCTTGAACCAATTGTAGATAGTCATCCGAGTCACTCCGAAGTCATCTGCAATTTTGCTGACGCTTATATTTGCGCGGATACACACACGACCCAAGGCCACACCCAAAGACTTGATGCTTGCTTTTTTATTGGCGTACACCAAGCTTTGGCTATAACCATAGGTCATGCGTTCACTCCTCGTCGCTCCAAGCCTTCACCACAGAGTCAAGGTCTTTCTTGACAGTTGGCTTTGGCTCGGCTTTCTTCTCACGCTTGGTTGGTTCCTCGATGGGAGACTCAACTTTTGGCGCGTCGGCTTTAGGGGCTGGTGCTTCTAACTTAGGCTTACCCGCCATGTCAGCTTGGTATGGTGTCATAACGACCATCTTCAGCACGTCGGGCTTCTTAGCCACTTCGCTAGTAACAGCGTACTCACCTTTGTTAATGAAGCGTGCGGGTGTGAACAGCACTGACTGGTTGTCGTTCTCTTCATTGAAGCTGATCTGCGTAATCACATAGTCCAAGCTCTTGCCGTTGTTGGCTAGGTACTTAGAATAGTTTTCAAAGGTGTGCGTGTTGTCGCCCGCACCGTCACCGAACAATGACTTAGAAGCCAAGTTCATTTGGTAGACTTCGCCTTCCAACGATGTGCCGAAGTCTTCTTCCAACACCAACGCAATACGGCGTGAGTAGCGGCAAGCTTTGGAGTTGCCCATACCTGAACCCTTGGTGTTTTGAGTGCAGTTGTCGCAACGCTCAGATTGCTTGTTTGCAGAACCTTCATCAGGTACACGACCGTCATTAGAGAAGCAGTCGGGCGCAGTCGGCTCGGCATCGGGACTCCACTGCTTTGCGTAGAAGATACGACCCACAGCAGGGGATGCGTTAACGATGATAGCGTTCAAGTTACCCTTGACCTTGCCCATCTCTTCGCCGCCGACTGTCTTACGGAAGATTCCGTTTTTAGGCACGATGCGTTTAACGCCAGACTTGCCAGCGAGTTGTTTTGTAAGCTCACTAACACCTGCGGTTTGCAGGAAGTCGGGGAGGTCTTGGTTGAGAATAGTGAGATTACTCATTTTCATTTTTCCTTAGAACGTCTAACAACCACGGTATAAGCATTCTCCACATTGAGACCAAGTGGTAGAACTGTGGGATTCTCAGAGAGGAAGTCCTTCATGTTTGTTTGGTGAAGTCTCTTCTCTAACAGGCCAAATGCACCATGCTCCTCTATGAAGTCGTACATTGAATCCCAATCGTTCGTCCAGTACCGTGACTTTACTGAGCGAATAATCGTGCCGTGTGGGGTGCGAATGCTGTCGGCATTCATCTCTTTGCATACATCGAGCATCTGTGCTTCTAAAACATCCATCTGCTCTTTGAGGTCTGTGTCTTCAGCTTCAAACATGCGCTTGTTTTCGGCACGCTTGTCTCTGATCTTGATGTAGATTGACGTTAGCTTGGCTAAGTCCATCGGGGTGATTCTGTCTCGTGCTTCTTCCATCTGATTCTCCTAATAAGGTGTGTGGTGCTAGCGGTTCACATAAAGCAGTGTTTTTTAGCGCTTTGTCCGCAATGAAAGGAGAGTCTAACGGCGCTAACCCGTCAGCCACTAGCACCACACAATTCAAATTATATATTAAGTTTTGACAATGTCAACATCTTCTGAAGAAATTTCTTGCTTGTACAAGTCAATTACTTTTTGATGGTTGTTGATGTTGTTTTGAAGCATCGAGTACATCTTGGCTTCGATGGGGCTACCCTTGATATGCACAATGGTCATGTTATTGACTTGCCCCGGGCGGTCGATACGTGCGTTGGCTTGCAAGTACGTTTCAACACTTGTGCATGGAGCATACCAAATGATTGTGTTGGCGGCAGTTAGAGTTAACCCGTGTGATGCCGCCTTTGGTTGTATCAGCAACACTTTCGGTTCCGCTTGCTCTTGAAAGTGCTTGACAATATCAGAGCGTTTGTTTACAGACACTGACCCGTTGATGACGTCACATGTGATGCCGTTCTTAATTAAGTGCTTCTCAAGCAACTCGATGGTGTGCGTGAACGGAACAAACACAAGCACCTTGTGGCTCGACTCTTCAATGACTTCCTGCACCACATTCAGTCGGCTACTCACGTCAAACTCAACCACTTCGCCCGTATCCGTATACACCGCACCTCCAGCTATTTGAAGAAGTTTGTTGATTTGAACGGCAGCGTTAACTGCGCTTACTTCTTCTCCAGCAGCCTCAATCAGCATCTGCTTCTTTAGTATGGTGTAGAACTTATGTTGCTGCGGTGTCAATGGTGCATCTCGCTCAACAAACGTAACAGGCGGCAAGTCGAGGCAGTCGGCTTTCTCAAACCTGATGGCGGGTTGTAGTGCTTTATGCACGATGAGCTGTGACGTTGGCTTGGGTATCCACTTGTACATAGTCAGCTTCATCATCACTGTGTCGCGGAACTGACCAAAGAAAGGTGACACACCCTTGGGGTTCACAAGCTTTGCCAATCCGTAAGCATCCACAGGCGACTGCGCGGCAGGCGTACCAGTCAACATCCACAGACCCTTAATAACTTTTGTTAGGTCGCGCAAGTCTTTCCAACGCTCGGTCTGCACATTCTTATAGGCTGATGCCTCGTCCACCACGATGAGGTCAAAGCCACCCGCCATGATTTCTTTCTTAACAATGCCGACACCATCGAAGTTGATGATGACGAACTCGGCACCGGTATTCACAATCTCCTTGCGCTTACGTGCCGCACCATAAGCGACTGATACGGTTCGGTGAATTGCAAACTTAAACAAATCGTTCTGCCATGCCGACTTCATAATCGACAAGGGGCAGATCACTAACACACGCTTCACTAATCCAATGGTCATCAGGTAGTCGACAGCCCAAATCACTGACGCTGTCTTACCTGTACCTTGCTCATTGAAGCAGAAAGCTTTTGGGTTCCCTGCCAAGAATTCTGCTGTTGTCTTCTGATGCTCGAATGGTGCGAACCCCGGTGGGCGGGGCCATGTGTACTCTGATAGGTTCATTTGTTTTCAATCTAACTTGTTGCCTTAGTCGGTCTATTTCTATACTGTCGTGGGGTATCTGATTGAACAATAGGTCGTGTGAATGGTTGAGTACATCTACCCAGTCCACCCAACCACTGCCAAAAATAAGAAGCCACTTCTGCTCGGGTGTCATTTTTTCTTACGTTCTTTGGCGCTTACTTCTGACACAACTTTGTGGTTAGAACCACGTTTGAATGAGCGATTGGCTGATGGCGACTGGAGTTTGACTCCGTCTTTGTTAGTGCCGCCTTTAGATAAAGCTCTGATATGCGCAACATCTTTGCCTTCGCGTACGTCAGCACGTCCATCTTTGTTTCTGTCGGCGCTCTTCTTGTCGATTGATTCTCGTGCGCGTTGTCGTTCGAGCCGTTCATCGGCTTCTCCTCTTGCTATTTGTTGTTGATATTCTTTTTTGTAGGGGCGGGGTTTGTTAACGTATGGCATAGTCGGTGTCCTTTTCCATGTGGGAGCGGTTAAGTTCTTCGTGTGTTAAGCCAAACTCTTCGGGTTTGGCTTCCCAAAGTGGCGCACGTCCCTCATTTTCGATGACTCGAAGGGTTTTGCCAACTGCTAGGCATACTTCCATGAGCATCTCGGCTTTCTTCTCCATGAAAAGCGCATCAATTTGAGCCTTAACTTCTTCCCGCACCACAGTTCGGGCTACTTCTTTAACCCTGCGTTTGATTTCACCTTCAAGAATGATGGCGGTGTCGATTTCGTCATTGGGCATTTGTTGTGTCATGGGTTAGTTCCTGTTGTATTCACATTCTTTCACTGAGCAGAACTTGCACAGTGGGCCTTGTATGGGGTTCCAAACCCCGTTCTCTAGCGCCGCTTCAATTCTTGCGACGTCTTGTGCGGGTTTTTCGATGTACTTTTGCATCATCTCTTGGTGGTGGGTAGCTCTCACGAATTCCTTGCTGACTACAAACAAGAGGGCCGACTTCACCTTCTGAATTTCCGGATACTTGGCGAATAATCCACAAGCGACAAGATCGAGTTGCTTCACGTCCGCATATCTCGCACTCTTGCTTGTCTTGTAGTCTATGGAGTGTGCCGTTTTCGTGGTCGGATTGATAATCACCAAATCCGCTACCCCATGCCACCACACATGCGGAGCATCGAATTCGCACGACTCTAAGTTCTTCGTCAACCCAAGTTTGACTTCGCATAACTTTTCCCCCGGGATGTCTTTTAATACGTCTAGTGTCGCTTGCATATAAGCAAACTGATCTGGGATCGGCGTTCCATCACGGATGTATTCTTCCGCCACAGTGTGAGCCGCTTTGCCATACAGCGTTGCCTGTGTGTCAGGTTCAACAACGTCCTTAGCAATCTTGGTGTGGTAGTACTTCTTAGGACATTGTTGAAATGTTTTCAGGCTACTGAATGACCAAACGATACTCATCTTTTCATGTTCCTTACAAAAATAGCAAAGCTTGCGGCAGTATCACCAAGAGTTTTCATCTTGTCGAACTCCCTTGCAACTTCTTCAAGTGTTTCATTGCGTTGTATGTTTTCAATTTCTTGCCCAATCCTTGATACTTCTTGTAGGGCTATTTCACGCTTACGCCAACCTGATGATTCGTAGTCTTGAATGTCGTCGTCATCTTCTTTCATCCGTTTTTCTCCTTTAATTTGGTTTCAATGGCTCGGGCAAATGCAACCATTTCGGCATCACTTCTTGGCTCGTTATACGAATCGTAAATCTCATCATCCGTCAGTCCAACCCACTCACGCTTCTCGTACAGTGGTGTCATCTCGGGAAACAAATTGTCAAACGTAATCACATCACGCTCTTTGTTAATCCATGCTGTTGGTTCGTTCATATTGGTGCATCCTCGTGGTTGTCAGGGTTGAACTTAGGGATTCGGTTGCCCTTGTCCTTGGGGTTTGGGAATGGCGGGAAAGGCCAAGTCATGTATATCGCTCTTTTATCCACTTGTGCATGCTTAGTTCTGTGCTTTCAACGGCAAAGTTTTTGCGTAGTTCTTCCAAATGCGCTTTGGCTTCTTCGTTAATGGTGTTACGCACATGTTCTTCTACTAACTTGGCAAATTTAGCAAGGAACTCAGGGGTAGCATCAAAGCCACCCGCTTGCCTAGTAATCTCAATAATTTCTTCTTGTGTCATGTATTACTCCTGTTCAGGTGGTAGTCTGAATTCCCAAAAGCCGTAGGCGTCGCCTCGTCTCCAACGCTCCCACGAAAAGTGGACGTCCCTTGTTCTCTTGTTGATGTACTTCCACAGTATTCGTACGCCATTAACAGTCTCCATAACTCGGCCCATATCCTGCTTCGCAGTTAAGGGGTAGCTCCATACCCCAGTTTGGTCGTGTGCGCATGCACATCTCAACATACTCGGTAGCAGTTTCAACTTGATAGGTCGGCACAACACAAGCGATCGCATCATGCACAGTCATCACGACTCGGTACTTCTTCGCAACCAAGAGCATCTGCTCGCCGATCACGATACGAGCCAAGGCTTGACACACGTTCTCGATTACCTTGCCACCATAGATACGGGTTGGTATAACTGCTTTGCCCTTCTTGGTGTCGTACACCAGCTCAGACTTGCCTTCCTCGTTCTCTACTAGACGTAGGTTGGGATACCGGAGGTATAAAGTATTTGGCAACAGGATGCCTTCCTTACCCTCGATCTTCAATATACCGCCTCGGCCTAATGTGGTTTGCTGATTCTGAAGTATCGCTTTGAGCGATGTCGCAGCAGATTTCCACAAGTCAGTAATTTTCGGGTACGTTGCGCGGTACGTGTCGATAATCCTTTTTGCTTCCTCAAGCTCAATTTGTACCCCAAAATTTTTAAGCTGAAGTTGGAATTTGGACGCACCCATCCCATAGCCACAGCCGAGGATAGTGGTTTTCCCAACGAACCTTTCATCCTTTGTAATTTCAGATACAGCTTTACCGTAGATAGCCGAAGCCATGATTTTGTATACATCCTCGCCACGATCAAATGCCTCCACTAAGTCGTTCTGTTCCGCAAGCCATGCGAGCGTACGGGCTTCAATTTGTGATGAGTCTGAATCAATCATCGAGTACCCATCCGGGGCAAGTATGCACTTCTTCAATGGTGATGTGCGCTGTAAGTTCTGCAGATTGAGTTTGTCGTCCCCACCCCAACGTCCGGTGTGTGCGGCATAGTAGCGTAGGGGTACAGGCAATGCACCGCGCTCGGCAATACCAATGAACCGAGCTGTTCTTGTCTCTTCAATCGTAGACTTAGTGCCAAGGCGTGCGGATACTAACGCTTGAATTTGTGGGTTGCCATGCTCAAGCAATTCTTTGAACGCTTCATCTGTTTTAGAGAACGCATAGGTCTGCTTGCCTGTCGTGGGGCTTGTTTTCATTGGGGGCGTAATG